TTGTATGAGGTGCCATCGTGACCCTCTCTGCCACCGTATTGCTTGAGTGGGAATGCGTGGACTCCATCTTCAAGCATGGATTCCTGATTGAAGTCAAAAGAGATTCCCTGCGAGAACAACTTCTGCTTCATCTGATTGATCGCAGTATTTGGATCAATATAGCACTTGGCTTCTACTGCACCTACAAAAGTGTTCAAGCGTTGAAGTTCTCTTTGCGAAAGTTGATGAATACTTGCATTGGGAGTATCAACAGCATTGTCCGATGAGTCCATAGGACCAATCTTTGTGCCGCCGACATAGCCACCATAAACATCTGTTGGCAGCAATCCTTCCGCAAGTTTCGTTCTCAAATCCTTGAATCGCATAATGACTCCTTTTAGAAGCGGATAGTGCTGGAATTCGTCCAATAGTATTGACTGACTGTTGGGGCTTGTGTCGAAGAACCCGCAGTAGAACCCGCTGTGGTGAGTCCTGCAAATCGATCAAAAGTCAGGGTGAAGATGGAGGTTCCGGTTGAACCAGTTAGTCCTGGCCAGGGTGCGACTGAGCCAGAGTTATCTCGCAGATTCAAAGTAATGATTTTGTTTCCAGATGCTGTCAATCCGCCGACAACAAGAACTGCAATGTTGTCTTGGCGATAAGAAACACGACCATTCTTATCGCCAGTTGGACCAAAGAAGGTTCTATAGACATCAAATGGAATTTGTCCTGCCGATACGGTACTACCTACAGTAAGTCCAACTCCTGTGTATAGAGCCATGCCTGAATATGTTCCGGATAGACCAATTGTAAGATTCTGTGATAGATTTGTATCATGCGCTTGAATCTTGATATATGCAGTTACACCGGTGAGTCCACCAAGAGTAGATACACCATATGCATTTACACCATATTGATATCCAACTCCTCCGGTAGGATAAGCAGATAGTGCTGGGGTTGCACCCGCTGCGCCCCAACTTGATGGATATCCATTGGCATCAAACCCTGGGCAATATGTCAAGAATGCGTGAGTAACGCCACCATAAGTGCCGGTTGTGCTGATTGGACCACCCGATGTTGCGCTATCTGCATTGAATGGTGCGCTAAAGTATGGCTGATCTTGGAAATCGCTACCAAAGGTTAGACCACTTAATTGACCCGTGAAACCATAGGCATAATTAGAAGAGGTTGCGCCTGTGATTGATGGATCGTTTGGTAGACAAACAACGAGTTCAGTTTGAACTGTTGCATTAGTCAATCCTACAGCAGAACCGTAGTTTCCATTAGTGACACCGTATGCAAACGCGCTGCCCATTAGCGGCATTTCCCATCCGCGAACTGTGCGGACGATATGACGCTTCTCGGTCTTGTTCAAGAACTGTGGCTTTGATTCTTCGCGGTCGTTGTTGTTCCAGAGTGGCATCTATAGGTCTCCTTTGATGCTTGTATTTAGTTCTTCTTGACTTCTACAGGCTTCATAGCCTCTTCTTCAAAACGGGCAATCATATCAGCGGTTGGGCTGCAACCGCACTTCTTTAGACCCTCATTGAGGTTGCGGCGTAGAATCTCGCGCTTACGCTCAACGGAACCATAGCCTTCTGTCAGAAAGGCGTGGTTGAGTTCAATAGCAGCCTGCTTGGCTGCTTCCATGATGGCTGCTGGAAGTTCAATCTTCTGTGTGGTCTCGCCACGGAGAACTCGCATGATGTCATCTTGTAGTTGTGCCGAAATCTTGTTGTTGTTCATTTGTGCCTCGTAAGGTCTGAAAGAGTCCGATTGCTAGGGTATTTAGCGAATTTTGATACTAGCCTTTGGTATTTTTAATTTTATTCTTTAGATTTTTGTAATGGTGACCTTTCATAATCGCCGGAGTATTGATTCCAAGAACTGTTGTAGGAGATGCTATTTTTGATTGAATACTAGGGTCTACGCTTATAGATTTGATCCAGTTCTTAAGTAAATTCCATCTTCGCTGTGCATCTTGCTGATGATATAGTGCGTTTTTGTAAATTACTTCCATATCTTGATCATCTCCAGGATCACCAAAATATAAGGCATCTGTATTCATGCCTGGAATTTGACTTAGTCCCCCTCCACCGGATACACTACCTCCACCGGATACACTATCTCCACCGGATTCACTACCTCCAATTGTATCCCCACCTAATTCGCCTTCTTCCCCGTCATCGCCAGGTAGTATGAAAGAGGGCGAGCCTCCTGTTTCGTTTCCGTCATCATCCAAACTCCCATCACCATCCCCCAATACATCCGACATCAAACCAGGAGTTGCTCTTAATAGATTAAGGGTTGATTTTGTCTGTGTATTTGCATTTGAAATATTGGTAGTAAAATATTTGTACATTGGGTTATCTTTGGGATTGCTATTAGAGCCACCCCAACCCGCTCCACCAAAAGAAGCAAGATCTCCTGCGGAAAAGATTCCACCTTTTTCTGCTGTGCTTCCAGTAAATACAGAGACATTACTTGATGCCTTCTCTGTAAGATACTTTGAGAATGTTTTGAATGGTATTGTCATATTACTTCTCTGGATTGTGTCCCCAAATCTTGAGTGCCATCAACTTGCGTGTAGGAGTTCCGTCAGATTCGCGCATCTTTCCTGCGGCACCCTTCATTCTAGTTATGAAGTTTACTTGCCGTCTTGCCCATGCCCAATCATTAGCAGTCCATTCATCTCTACTCATACCCTTCATACGGACAATGGCACGGGCTGAATCGCGTCCCGACTTGATTGGCTTACCCTTGGCTCCTGCCTTGGATGCTTCCTTACGGGATAGACCAGCGTCTTTGCCTGTATCGGAATCAATGAAACTTTCTAATTCTTTTGGTCCCATATTGACAAGGCTCTTCCACTTTTTATAAAGTTCGTCCTTTTCCTGCTGATCCTTGTCCTTGTCTTCGGCGGTGAAGTGTTTTTGACCGGGTGTCATCTTGGAATAAGCATGGACAATCTCATCGGTTCCTTGTAACTGATACTCTTTGATCTGTGCCTGCAATCTACGAGTGGCAGATTTGGCAGGAACATTATTAATCAACATCCATTCAAAGTCTTCATCTAGGGTAGTTTGAATATTTGAATACGGCTCATACATCTCTGCCTTCATGGCTTCAATGTAGATGTTGCAGGTTTCCTTGAGTTCCGTCAATGAAGCCTTGGCTTGTAACATACGAGCCTTCTCAATCTTCTCTGCCATATTCATATCCGAAGACTCAATACCCATGAGAGTATTGACCATTTCGGAAACCTGTTCCTTCTTGCTGCCAAACTTCTTGGCAAAAAGTTGAGTGTATTTTGACTTCTTCTCGGTCTTGAACGCTTCCTTGATTTCCTTCTCTTCCTCCTCATCGCTTCCATCATTCTTTGCGCCATCTGTTTGATTCTGTGGATAGATGGCTTGCGCGGGATCTACAATCATTCCAGTCTTGCTCAGAAATTGCAAGCCAAGAAGAACCTTGCTGCTCATGTGCGCCCGATCACCGATACTAAACTTGATGTTGGGATATTTCTTCCCGTGGAATTCTACATCCATCAAAACGACCATTCGCTTCTTCTGACCAATTCCGCTCTTTACCACCAAGCGACTAACAATCTTCTTTGTGACTCTCTTGCCGTTGGGCAGAGTGAACGACACGGTATGGTTACCGTTATCCTTGATGTCATCGGCATGAATCATATTGTAGCCGCTGTTGCCGGTATCAACTTTGGCGGTGTATTCCACGCCTTCAATCTTGATTTTCTCTCGCACGGCAAGATTAGAGAACAACTTCCAATGTGTCTTATCTAGAATGTAGTTGACAAAATCTTCAACCAATTCCTCGCCCTTTACATTGTCCTTACCCTCACCCTCTTCATAGTAGCGATAGTAGATGTTGCCGCTACCTGGACTTGCATTCATTTCAATAATGTAGGGTTTACCATTATTGATTACATGGTCAATTCCAACATAATAGCATTTGCTGACCCGTGCAGCCTCTTCTACCAACTTGATTTCCTCTTCCGAAAGTTGGAATGAGCCACCCTTGGAACCACGGGCAATATTGGTACGGAAATCCTTGGGAGCCTTGTCACGCTTGGCACAGGCGAAGATCTTGCCGTTAAGGCAGATGCTACGAACATCATTCTTGAAGTCAGGCAGGAATTCCTGCATAATGACTTCGGCACCGTATTTCCATAGAGTCTGTAGCACCGACTTTAGGCTTTCCATGCTTTCAATCTTGGAAACGCCGATACCCTCTGCGCCTGTAAGAGTCTTGACGATAACGGGGAACTTGCCGCCAATTTCCTTGACTGCGGTTTCAATGTTCTCCTCATTGGCAACAAATGCCGTGCGTGGGTGCGGGAGACCGTGCTTCTTGAGAGCAATTGCAGTCTCCAACTTGTTGGCACATAGTTCCATGCCACCACGCTCATTGATCATAAACACGCCATTGTTCTGCAAGATGGTCATAATAGCAATGCCGATATCGGTGTTCATCACGCCACCACGAACGATTGCCACGGTGTTGCCTGGTACAATTGTTACATCCTTGCCTTCGCCATCATAGTTCTTGATGACGATCTTCTTGGAAGCGACATTTGAAAGATCAATTTGTGCCTTGGATGTCTTGAGGGCATAGAACTCAATCTTACGCCGCTTGCAGATTTCCTGCATCTTCTCAATTGTATCGCTCAAGTCCTTGTCGGACGATGTTAGTGCAAGGATCGTAACCTTGTCCTTTGGATCATCGGCAGCCTCGGGGATATACTCTTCGTTGAGTGCCATGCCTTTACGAACATCGTTGTAGAGTTGCTTGGCAAGAGTCTTGTTACCAGGAATGCCGATAGAGAAAATGTCAAACCGCTTGGCAAATGCAGCAGCCCGCATGAGCGATGCAGACATATACATTGGATCAACTGCCTTGCCCTTCTTCAACATCTTGTCAATATCGGCTAGGCTGACTTTCTCTACACGCTCTTCTCCTGCCTGTACGACACGGAAAGAATCAAATGAGTACTTGCGCTTCTTTGGATCCTTCTCTGCGACCTTACCCTTGTAGGCAGAAATGCCCTTGAAATTGTCAACCTGATCGCTTCCTGCAATCATGGTGATATCGGTATAACCTAGTTCGCACAGATAGAGAACAGCCTCGTATGGATTCGCTGCCTTATTCAGCGGGAAGTTGCCCTGTGGGAACAACTTGCGTAGATAGGATACCTTCTGCGCGTGTGTGAGTGGGTTCTTCTTTGCGTCTTGGGACTTGGAAACAAAGATGAAGTGATCTGCACTACGCGATCCTGCTTCATCCATGACCTTCTTTACAAGAACACCGTGACCTGTTGTAGGTGGGTTCATGCGACCAAATGCAAAGACTACCGACTTCTTTTTCGGCTTGGCGTTCTTCGTTGCTTCTGAAAAGGTCTTCATAACTTCCAATCCTTGGCTAGGTTAAAGTTTGCCCGTGCGAACTCAATACGATCTACCAACTTGATCATCTGACAGGTATCACCACAAACAGCAACAAACCCTTCAGGGTTCGTAGCCTTGATACCTTTAGTTGTAGGTAGGTAAGTTCCAATCGTTTTGACTTCGGAAAGTCTCTTGATGACGATTAGTTTTGCCTCGCTGATGAGCGAGTGTAGTTGGAACATTTGATCAAATTGTGCAGCGTAAGCATCAATGAACTTGATTGCGTCCATCTTCGCTTTCTGCTTTGCTGCTTGGTTCTTTGGTTGCTTGAGTTTTGAAATTGCCAAATCATACTTGGAGGCAATGTGTGTTTTCAATCTTGAAGAATCGTATTTTGAAATGCCTGCTCTGACACCTGAATTGATGAATGGCATGAGTTCATCAAAGATATCAGTCTTGTGTGCCTTGACCACTATCTTCAAGAATGTCTTGACCTTGGGAGCCAATGGCTTCATTATCTTGAGTAGGGCTACTATCTGTTCGGAGTCACTAGCCGTGATAAATGTCTTGCCTGTTGGTGGAGAAGGCAGGGTGGCAGCAGAGAACCATACATTGGTTGTTTGCTTAAATCCGTCTAGATTGGCAAGCGTTCCCTTGTTCATTCCTTGCAGCGTATCCGACTTCCCTGTATACACCGTATGGAACACGATTCCCAACTTGACAGCACCGATCTTCTTGCCTAATGGTGAATCTACGGGGACTGCATAAAGAATAGTATTAGGACGGAACGCATAGTTCTTCACGCCGCCAACATCTATCTCTTTACGGGATGTTGGAATGAACATCAGATCGCCCTGATAGACTCCTGTGGACGGAAGTACCGCAGGAAGGTTCTCCAAGCAAAGAGTGAGTTTGTTCACTAGATCGGCATCATCCCCGTGATTGGTTTTGATGTCCTTAAGCGTGAAGTTTATCTTTGGATTCTTGGAGGTGGTTGCGTGCTTTAGGGCAACAAAGAACTTGCCGTTTGAGGGATGCTTTCCTGCAACGATAGCGGGTGCGCCATCCCATTTTGTGGTGATGACCATCTTGGCGGTAGGGGTCTTACTAGCCAAGGACTTGGTGATATTAGTCATCAAAGTCATGGAACTGTTGATGCCATTGTCCAAATCCTTGAACATCAAGTCTTCAATATGCTCAAGATGTTGTGTCTCCACAGCCTCATTAAGAGGGCAGGAGGGAGCATACATCAGACTTGAAAAATTGGCTATCATCACCGTATTTAGCCTACGGGCATACTCAATAATAAGAAACAACCCCCGTATTTCAGGGGGTTGTCGGGCAGGAGATGCTATCTCCTGCGGGGTAAGTTTATCTTATTTAGTTAGACAACTGCATTTCGGGCTGTGCATTATCAAAAAGAGTAGCCTCAACTTCTTGACGATCACGGTATACGCCAAGGATGCTGTCCTTTGTAACCATGAACAGATACTTGCCTTCATGTTCGGTAGCGTGTTCCCAATATTGACAGATAACTTCTTCGCCATTGGTCAAAGGGAATGCATCGGGCTTACGCGCCCATGAGAATGAGCGACCATCGCCCATGACGGGACTATCAGAGAACTGCGTGTCACCGATGGCATAGACCTTGCCTACGAGAACAGGAATGCGAGAAGTGATTGGATTATCAACATTTCCATTCACATGGAGGTTGAAAGTTTCCTTGGTTGTCTCAACGATGATGTAATTTGGACTTGGAATCAGCATAATAATCTCTCCTAAAAGGTTGTTGTATGTAGTTGTGAGTAGGACGATCAGGAATCGAACCTGTTCCAGAGAGGTATAAACTCTCCTGGGCCAACCAAAGACCCCCTCGTCCCATTTGTTAGACCCGTCTTCGGGTCTTGATTTCCTTCTTCAAAGCCTTCTCTAAATTTTCAAATTGTTTCTCTCCCTCGGGATCCATGTAGTAAAGACCGCACTTTTGGTTACTACATTGAAATACAGGGATGTTGTAGACAATTTTAGCCATGACCAAAGGTTCGGTTCTTACTTCTTCGTTGCTTCCCATCTGAAAAACATGATCTCTACGAGAACGGGTTGTAGCGCAGCCACACTCTTTACAAGTGGGACAACGAGAATCAGGAGACCCTGATCGTTGACTTCTTGCTTGAGCAATGCCCCCTAGAATCGATCTCCATATAATTTGAACGCTGTCGATCATCATCATGTCCCAATCTAAAGTTGATTTCTTCTGCAAGAGTGCGAGACATTGGCATTCCCTCTCGGATTGAGAGTTCAGACAGAATCAGCCGTACCTTCTCCTGTGCCTCTGCAACAGAACACGCATCAATCGGAATGTCAATGTGCAAGCGATATGTCATAGTGCGTAATCTTACCTTGTATATTGGCTGCTGTCAAGACCAGTTGTCAAAGTTTCTCTTGGAAAATTTTTCATCCCTACGCTGACGGAAAGTCTTAAACCCACCGCCGCCTTCGGGCATCTCAACCTCATCGTCATCATCCTTCTCGCCCATTTTAGAAATGCCCTTCTGTGCAGCGGCATCCAAGTCAAACAACTTCATCTTGCTGCGGTCAACGCCGATTACGAAACGGCGATATGCAGATGGGTCGCCGTAGCGATTTTTCAATTGCTTGACCATGAGTTGTCCAAGTTCCTCCAATTCCTCGGTGGAGATCAGGGCAACCATGAAGTCTGCGGTGGCAGGAAGACCGAATGACTCACTTGTATTTGTCAATTCGACATCGCTATTGGCAAAGCCTTCACGATTTGTCTGTGTAGCCGTAAAGATTGGAACATCATACTTCACCGCCATACCACGAAGTTCCTCTGCAATCGCCTTGACATAGGTGTACGAGTTGACATTGGAGTTTGCCTTGAAGCGACTAGAGGCACAGATGTTCAGGTAGTCAATGAACACGACATCGGGCTTGAAGTTCTTCTTCAGTCGCAATTCATCCAAGAGTGCTTCAAAGTGCATCGCGTTTGCAGTAGCGGTCGGATACTCCTTGATGATCAACTTGGATGAGGTAGAAGACATGATACGCTGCATCTTGCGTGTATAGATGTCCTTGGGCAATTTCTTCAAGTCATCCATCGTGATGTCCATGAGGTTAGCATCAATACGCTCTGCGATCCGCTCCTCTGCCATCTCACAAGTGATGTAGAGAACATTGTTTCCCGTGATCAAACAGTTCGCAGCGTGGTGGCACATGAACAGACTCTTGCCCACGCCCGTACCCGCGAGGATGACATTCAGCGTCTTGCTTGGTACACCACCCTGCGTGATCTTATTCATGTACTCCAAGTCAAACGGCATCTTGCGTTCAATCTGGTGATAGAAGTCAAACCGCTCATTGTAATCCTCAATGAAGTCGTGACCTACATGGGCATCAAATGAAACTGCAAGCGCAGTTGATAGGATCTCAGGAATCGCATTCTGTGTCTTGTTGCCCTTACCGTCAATGATCTGAATGGATTCCATGATGGCGTTGTAGACAGCCTTGTCGCGGCAGAACTTCTCGGTGGAATTGATCAACCACTTGGTATCAGGCTTGTCAAAGTCGGCAAGTTCACCAAGAAGTTCCTTGCCCTGCTTGAACTCCTCCTCTGACAATCCATCGCGGTTAGAGAGATCAATCGTAATGATCTCAACCGTAGGAGACTTGTTGTACTTGGATACAAACTCTGCAATGGTCTCATAGACCACACGCTCGGTGCGATCCATAAAGTATTCAGGCTTTAGAAAAGGCAAAGTCCTCCGTGCATATTCTTCATCATGAATAAGCGAACGGAGGACTAAGGTTTCAATACGGTCGTTTGGCATTCAGTAAGTATACACAACCGATCTTATTTGTCAACTACATTACTATCAGATTTATTGACCTGTTGGGATATCCATTCGTAAGTTTTTGTAATTCCATCTTTGAGCGGTTTATTGGATTCCCAACCTATCTTTTCGCGGAATAGTTTATTATCTGAATTTCTACCACGAACCCCGATTGGTCCAGAAATATTTTTAATTTCAAGAGACTTTCCAGAAATATCAATTACCATTTGAGAGAGATCATTAATGCTGATCATTTCTTCTGATCCAATATTAACAGGCCCGCTAAAGTCAGAATCCATAAAACGACGAACTGCCTCAACACACTCATCCACATACAGGAATGAACGAGTCTGTTTACCATCCCCCCATATTTCAATATGACTTCCATCCTTTGCTTCTGCAACTTTTCGGCATATTGCAGCAGGAGCCTTTTCCTTACCGTTATTCCATGACCCTTCTACTCCAAAAATATTATGAAATCTACCTATTCTAACTTGCATTCCATAATTACGAGAAAACGCTAAAAATAATCTTTCACTAAACAATTTTTCCCAACCATACTCACTATCAGGAGCAGCGGGATAAGCAGAATCCTCCGAACAATTAGGGTTATTGGGGTCTTCTTGATTATGAGCGGGGTACATACACGCAGAGGAGGAGTAAAATATTTTTTCAGCCTTGGTAGTGTGGCATCTTTCCACAATATTTATATTAATTAATGCGGAATTATGCATGACATCTGCATCATGTTCTCCCGTAAAAATATATCCAGCACCACCCATATCTGCTGCAAGTTGATAAACTTCATCAAATTTTCTATCAAAAACTTGATCGCAAATAGATTGCAAACGAAGATCCCCTTGAATAAAATCATCAGCATAAGTTGAGGAATATTCTGGATATTTTAAATCTACTGCTCGTACCCAATATCCTTCCTTCTTCAATCTTTTTACTAAATGAGAACCAATAAAACCGCCGCCTCCTAAAACTAATGCCTTTTTCATTTTATGTTCCTTCCTTTATGTAATAATCACACATTTTTTCTATTCCCTGCTTAATACTAGTTGATGGCTTCCAATAATTTAGGATCCAAGGATCTGGTTCATTTCTTGCGTTTTGTTGAACCATGTCTTTTACTTCTGCGGGGACAATATCGCACGGTATCTTTTCTGATATGAAATGAGCAATATCTATAACTTTTGTCCATTCAAAGTTTGTTACATGATATTCTTTGCTTCTGTCTAAAGAATCATACAAGGATGACAATTCATATAGACATTCGCAACAATCATCTGCATATAAGAATTGTCTTTCTTCGGAACCATCAGTCATCATGTCTATGACTCCTATTTTTGCTGCCTTGTTTATAAAGTCAGTAATTACATGAGCCTTAGATTCATCTTTTTCTATTCCATATACATTCCAGAATTTTACAGTAATGCCATTCAATACACTTGTATAATATTCACCTATTCTCTTTTGTGTTCCATAACTTGAGTAGTCCATGTTTGACATTTGAGAGGATGCAAATAAGAACGGCTTGCCCGTTTCTTTTAGGCAAGAAAAAGCATTGTCCATTATTTTTGTATTGTTGCTGATAAAGTCATAGGTATTCTGATATTTTTTCAGGTATCTAGAACCTCCAACATCAAATGCTAAAAAATAGACAAAATCACAGTCATTCATTCTTTCCTTCAGCAACATATTGTTGTGAATACGCAAATCTTCGTCAGAAGAACTTACGATATCAAATGTTAATACAGTATGTCCCTTGTCGGAGAGGTACTGTACTAAATGACTCCCTATCTGCCCATCAGAACCAAGCACCAAATATTTCATAGTCATGCCTTTTTTCGAAGTATAGTCAATCCATTATTGAACGGAAGAGTAGCAAATTCCCACTTTGAACTATCAAGTCCAGTAACTGCTCTATACGGTCCTCCGTTGTCGAACTCGCCAGCCTCACCCCACCGGCAATCTGTTCCGCTTTCACTCTTGTTATACTCTGGATTTGTCCAGCCGTACATCAAATCATGTAGCAGTATTATGGTAGATTTGTCGCAATACGGTTCAAGAAGATCCAACTCCTTTCGTACATGATTACCATCATGCCAATCG